ATAGACTTTATTAGTCTTTTCTTATTACGACGAATCGGATCAAAAGTAGTTGTATTAGCATTTATTATATACTCTCTATATATACAATCTTTTAGATGTATTACAGTAGAAATATCTTTAAGGCAATCAACTTTAAAATATTCTTTTGTTTCCACCAAGTCGAAGTAAGAAGAAACATCGAAGTTGTCCCCAGAGACTGAGTTCTGACGAACTCAAGAATAGGGATCAAAGGTTATAGCATTATATCAGTCTGTGTCAGATAAATTGAATAAACAATGAAACTGACACATATTAATCTGATATTCATAACCTTTTTGCACATTAACCATATCGGTACCGTAAAATAAGACTTCCGCAAATGGAGATCACGAAAATACATCAGTAAATAATTCAACCAAATACGAATAAAATAACATTATTTTATTGTCTTCCAGACCATCTGGTGGAAGGAGTATCGGTGGAGATTTCTGAGTATTCCAGTGAAGTCAGCGAACGGAAGGTAGTCAAAACCTAACTACACGTTCCAAAGCTCGATCCGGATACGGGAGTCATAAACGGTCTCGCACTTCATCTTCTGCTACGGTTAATAAACCGGTGGGAAGAGGGAATCATTTGCGTACTAATTTTAGTTTCTCTAATTCTAGACCTCAAAAATAATAGTTTAATAGCTCTTTAAATAAAAGAGGATTAAATTTATTATTATGGTCATAAATACTGAATCAATCTAATCATGATTCCCTTAATGGAATCATTAAAAGATGATCTAAGTAAGAAGAAGAGCTAAATCTAGTAAAAGCAAACAATGCTCTACCACAGGCTCTTGAACCATAACCTAGTAATCTAAGGGCTACACTCCGTTTAACACGAAGTTTAGTTAGTAAATTTACAAGATTACTAAAGCCATATCGTAGGCTTGAGAATTCTCGTAAACTTACACCCTGAAGTTCTCCGTTCGGACTAAATAGTCTCTTAGCAAACTCTCCAACTCCTCGATGGGAGATTAGAGATTTGCTAAGATTAATCTGAACACCAATTCTTTTCATTACTTCTAGATACATCATCGCAACTCTTTTGTCAAAAAGGACTAAGTCATCTCCTAAGATCATATAATCTTTGAAGAATTTTAGTTCTTTATAGACTAAGAACGCGCAGAATTGTACTAGATAAT